AATATCATGGGTATGCATGTAACGTTACACGGTAAGAACGACACCCCCTTCAACGGAGCCGATGGCTCTTGGCAACCTGTTAAGGTTAATGCCGCTGGGCAACTTTCAATTGCAATGCTCAGTGGTGAGCTAGCACAATTTAATCGGCTTGCTGGTGGGCCCATTGCTCCTTATGTAAACCTCACTGCTACTGGTGTGGTTGCTAATGCTCCTTGTATTGTGTATGGATACATTGTTACTACAGCTATGAGTGCTGCTGCTACCACCGTGTATGACAACGCCTCCGCTGCAAGCGGAACAGTGTTATTTGTTATCCCTGCTTCTACTGCTGTAGGCCAATATACTTTCCCTGTAGGTGTCATCACTACCGCAGGTGCTTACGCTTCTTTTGCTGGAACTGGTACTGTAAATTTCCTAGTTGCGCCTAGCGTGTAATGGCTACGATTTACATTGACCCCGACTGGCCTAACACTGGTGCGGGTACCTTTGCAAATCCATACAAGTCGTGGGCATCTGTAACATGGGTAGCTGGTAATAGTTATTTACAAGCAGAAGGAACAACTTTTGCTGGTACTATTGGACCTAACGTAGGTGGTACAGCTAATAGTCGCATTATTATTGGAGTTTATTCTAGAACAGATGGTTCTCAAGTAAGTAGAAAAGGCGCTGCTTCTGTTAATGCCACAGGACAATCCTTTGGTATGAACATTACACAAACAAGACCCTATTTTATTGTAGATGGTTTTGAAGTTTATGGTGCTACTAGTGCAAACATTACTAAGACAGCTACTAGTAAGAGTGAAGCTCAATATTGTATCTTTAAGAATCTTATCTTACGGAATGCTATTAGTGATGGTCTTCTTGCAAACGGTAAGGGTAACCAAGTAATCAATTGTACTATTTATGGTAATGGACAAGATGGTGCTAGGTTTGTAGGAGATAACTTAGAAATTAGTGGTTGTAACATGTATGACAACGGTACTACCTTATCAGAAGGAGACTGTTGTCAACTGCTAAACTGTACTGATCCTATTGTATATAACAATACCTTTGACCATACCAACAGTGTTTTTAAACAAGCTTTCATTCATAATCGCGATGATGGTATTAGCACTGGTGGTCGTATTTATGATAACACAATTTTATGTGCTCAGTATGTAAGTGGTAAACCTGCTCTAAAAAGTTACTACATTGGTGTTCCCTCAGTAACCTCTTTACGGAACAAGATTGAGGGGGGAGAGTTTGGTGCTTATCTAGTAGCAACAGGTCAAATCTTTAAAGACAACATCGTGATTGTTTCTGGAGACAAGCCCGTTGTTGGTGTAGCTATTCGGGCTAGTTCTATTGAGGTTTCTAATAATACAGTGGTTGGTGGTGGGCAAACCACAGGTTCTTTTGGTATTGACCATGAGAATGCTGCAAACACTGCTTGTATTATTAAGAACAATGTAGTTGCTAGCTGGCCTGTTGGCATTAGAACAGATGGTGCTACCTATAGCCATAATGCTTTCCAAAACTGTGCTGTAAGAAATGGTACTGCTGCTAGCGCCGAAGGTACTGCTGGTACCGGGGATGTAACTAGCAATGTTAGTTTACTAAATACTTTTTATCCTGCTAGTACAAGTAATCTTGTTGAGGCTGGCACACACCTTTCATATTCTGTAGACAAAGCTAAGAAACAAAGACATAACCCTCCAACTATAGGTGCGTATGAAAATACTAGTATTAGGGGAACTCGATAATGAAACAATCTCTATTAAAAAGAATGTGTTCGGGATGGTTTACTACTAGTTCTTATCTAATTATATTTCTTACCTATATCTTCCTACAACTGAGTGTTTGGATATTTGACAGTAAACCTCCCTTAATAGTGACAGGACCTGCTGAACATAATTTAGCTACTCCAGGAGAACTTGTTAAACTCAAGGTTCCAGTAGTTAGAGAACGTTTCTGTAGTGTTCTCATGTCTAGGTATTTAGTAGATAGTCAAGGTACCTATTACGATTTGATGGCTACTCGCTTTATGTCTGCTGAGGGTTTGGAACAAATTGCTTTAATTAATCCCCATCATGCAGAGTTTTCTTTTGAAGTACCTTTAAACGCTGCTCCTGGTCCTGCTGCTGTAGTAACGCAGTTAGCCTACATGTGTAACCCCTTACAAGCTATCTGGCCTCTGGACCTTGATATGCGTACTAAAATAGACATTGGACCTCGACGATGACAGAAATTGTAATATCCTTTATCTTCAATGTACTACTTGGTATTATCATGTATTTCATGAAACAGAATAATGACACTTTAAGGGATCGTATTAAAAAGGTGGAGGAAGACATGGATAGAGTCAAAGACACCACAGTAAAGAAAGAAGACTTCCGAGAATTTAAAGAAGAGCTTTGGTTGCGTCTTGATAGGATGGAACTGCACTTTGAAAAACGCCTAGGTAACAATAAATGAAGAAAATTGGCTGGCCCGGTAAGGGCCACAAGTTTGCCTGCCATAGATGTGGAATGTGGTTCCCTTCCACAGAAATTCGTAAAGAATGGACTGGCGCCTTAGTTTGTAAAAAAGACTTTGAGACTCGTCATCCACAAACACTTATCAAGGTACATGGTGAAAAAGCCTTTCCCTCTATTGTAAGCAAGGATGGTACAGATACTTTTGTAGAAGGGTCTCGGTGTAATGTGGCTACAAGCAGTGCTTATGCTGATTTAGGTACAGCAGATTGTATGCAGGCAGATAACAATAGTATTCCGTATTTAACCCTATTTGATCTATTTAGCAATGGACATGGAGTACCTTAATGACTACCTCTAGCTCATATACAAACCAACTAACTCGTGACCAAATTATTACAGCAGCCTTGCGTAAGCTTGGTGTTGTGGCTGAAGGACAGACTCCTAGTGCCTCTAATCTTGCAGATGGGCAGATAGCCCTAAACGCAGCGATAGGCCAGCTACGGGCCTTAGGGATGCCTCTATGGGCACGTTCTGAATATACCTTCACTCCTGTTACTAATGTGTATAATATTGGCACAGGGCAAACCCTAGATACAGTGTTCCCTGTAAGGCTTCTACAAGCTTTCCGTACAGAGAGTAATGCTAAGGTTCCTATGGAACTGGTTGCTAGACAAGACTACAATATCCTACCAACTACTCCTGGTGGAAGCCCTCTTAAAGTAAACTATCAACCTTTTATTAACTATGGTGTTATCTCCATTTGGCCTACACCAGCATCAACCAATACGGCTACAGTTACTTTAGTATATCAACGACCATTCCAATATTTTACTACTGGTACGGAGACTGCCGATTTCCCTGAAGAATGGCTCCTACCTCTTATCTACACTACCTCTGTTTTGCTTGCTCCTGAATGGGGTATTCCTCTTCCAGATCGTACAGCATTAAAGAGTGAAGCTAAAGACTACATTGAGATGGCTACAATGGTAGGACAGGAAGATGCTAGTTTCTTTATCCAGCCTGAACGGAGAATGTAATTGGCCACTTATTATGTTGACCCTTCTGCTACCAGCAATGGTTCTGGTACAGAGCTTAGTCCTTTTAATGTACTACCCGCTAACTTCTCGGGTTCAGGGTTTTTAAATGGAGATGTTTTTCTTTTAAAAAGAAATACTACATATAATATTGAGTTTGCTGGTACTAATGCAGACTACTTTACTGTAAACCGTAGTGTTACTTTTGATGCTTACGGTACGGGTGCTAAACCCATTATTACAGCCAATTATACTGGTACGGGTGGTTCTAAACTTTTCCGTATTTACAGCAATTCCTGTTCTTTTACTAACATTGCTTTTCAAAATACTTTCTATTGTTTTCCTATTTATGTACAGAATGCTGTAGCAACTTTCTCTGTAAAATATTGCTCTTTTAATAATATTCGAGGAGATGGTGTACAGTTTCATAATGCCATTACTATTGGAGCTACAGCAGCTACCACAGGTGTTACTATTATGTATAATACCTTTGATACTATCTGTAATGATGCAATGGTTATCAACTGCTCTGACAGACTGGAAATTGCCTACAATGATATTCGCAATGTGTCTATTGATGCTCCGAATGGAGATTGTATTGCTGTATCAGGAGATTGTGCTTTACTCTTAGTGCATGATAATATTTGCCATAAATCTAACAAAGATACTAAGCAATGTTTTATCCAAGATGGTGGAACTAATACCGGATATGCTTTAATTTATAACAATATTTTTGAGGGGTATTTTGGAGCAGAGTCAGCTACCCATACTGGAGTATATTTATCTTTACCCGGTAAAGTATACCGTAATACTATAAAAGCATGGCGCAGTGCTTGTTTTGCTGCTGGTCCAAACATTAAGTTTGAAAGTAATCTTATTATTGCTGGTGGTGGTGATCCTACTAGTGGTGCTATTTGGAGTACCCAAACAAGCTTAGAAGCATACAACAATACAATTATTATGTTAGGTGCTGTGGATGTTGCTAAGGCAGCTATTAGTATTTCTCAAAGTAATGCAAACATTAAATTTAAGAATAATCTTATTATTGGTTTTACTCGTGGTATTGTCAAAGGTACTTTAGCTGTAGAAAGTAATAATGCTTTTTGGAACGTGTCTACTCCAGTAGCCGACGGTGCTTTAGCTGAGGTTACTAAAGATGTTACTGATATTGTTTCTAACCCACTTATCTCTCCAACATTTGTTCCTAAAGCATCTTCTCCTTTAATTGCTGCTGGAGCCTCTATTACTTCTACTAAAGACAGAGACCAAAATGCCCGTAAAAATATACCTACTATTGGAGCATACGAATATGTTGTTTCTAGAGCAGATGCTGGGACAAGGGACACCCGTTAACTATGGCTTACAGTAAAGCACCAACACAGGACACATACTCTTCGGAGCGTGTGTCTTTGTTTCGTGAAATTGCCTTACGGGATGGGGGTACGTCAGGTAAAGACGAAGACTACCTAAACGTATTCTCTGAAATTGTTAAACAAACAAAGGCAGGAGACCAGCGTAGGTTTATTATGAAGCGGGCTGGGTCTGCTCAGGCCATTGCTTCAGTAGGTGCTACAGCCATTCGTGGTATGCACTTTGCCACAGACAAGAATAAGTTGTTCTATTGCGTTGGTAGAGATGTGTATGTATATGCCTTTGCTACATCTACCTCAAGTACCCTAACAAATGTCTTTGCTACATCCACAGGAACAGTGGGTTTCACTGAGTTTCTGTATGACGATGGCTCAGTTAAAATGGTGGCTTCTGACGGCTCCGCGACCAGCGGAATTGTCACTATTGACGACAGTAATGTAGTAGTTACTTCTTCTTCAGCAGACATTCCAGCACATGATCCTAATGTAGTGTTCCTAGATGGTTATCTATTCCTTGTAGCACAAGATAGTTCTATTATTTCCAACAGTGTTAACAATGATCCCCTGTCCTTTACTGTCGATGCTATTATTGCTCCTGAGCAAGAACCCGACCAAGTAACACGACTAGCAAAGATTAATAACTATCTTATTGCCTTTGGTTCTACTTCAATTGAGTATTACTGGGATGCCGCTAATGCTGCTCCAGATAGTCCAATGCAGCGTAATGATACACCAATTAAGATTAATACATATTTAGCTGGTTTTGCTATTCATGGCAATTCTATTTTTTATATTGGTGCTGATGCTAATGGACAACCAGATGCTTTTGTTCTTAAAGATTTCAAACTAGAAAGTATTGGTACTCCTTCCATTAGTCGTTATCTTTCATCAGTCTCTTCTACAGTGTCTTCTTGGAAAGGTGCTATTGTATCTATCCAAGGACATGTGTTCTATGTAATTAATGCAGGCTTAAACAAAAGCTGGGCTATTGATATTGAAACAGGTTTAGTTACACGTTTTGCATATCAAGCGCAAGCTATCTTTGATATTTATACTTCCACCAACTTATTTAACACTTCTGCTACCCGTACCTATTTTTCTCTAGGAACTGACAGTGCTATTTATAGGTTTGATGAAACACTGTTCCAAGACTCTGGTGTAAACTATACATGCTCCATTATTACAGAAGCAAATGATTTTGGTACATTAAACAGAAAGACAATGCGTAGGTTATCTGTCATTGGTGATAGGCCAGCATCAGATACCTTTCTTTCTATTCAATGGAGTGATGATGACTACATTACATACAACACTGCTGTATCTACAAACCTTAAACAAGACCTTGTATGCATTAGGCAATTAGGTTGGTTTAGACAACGTATATTTAAATTTACCTACTCAGACAATTATCCATTCAGGATACAAGACATTGAAGTAGATATTAATAAAGGAACATCATGACCCAATCTACAACCTTTGTTGCTGGTACAGTAGTTACTAAAGAGTGGCTTAATGCTGTAGATAAGCAAGTATTTAATGTTCAGCATTATGGTGCTCTAGGGGATGGTGTTACTGATGATACTGCTGCTATTGATGCGGCATTACTTGCTATTAGTACAACAGGTGGTACGGTGTATTTTCCATCGGGCACCTACCTTTACAGCGGCACCATTTCAGCATTCTTTGGGATGCATCTTGAAGGTGCCTCATGGCAAAGTACCCGGCTCAAGTTCACCAACCTGTCGGCCATTGCGTTTGACTTCACGCTGGCAAACGTCAGCGATGTATCCCTCAAGCATCTCACGCTGGACGGCACAGATAAGGCGACCCGCACGGAACGGTGCATTCGCATATCGGGCACTGAGGTTTCCACGTTCTTTATGGACGGAATCAGGTTCACCAATTGGGCCAGCCCGGTCAACTCTGCCGTGATTCACATCACAGCAGGGGCCAAGTTGTTTGCCTCTGAGTGGGGGACGCTCCGATTCGCAAGCGGGGCCTATAACGGGACCGCGATTCGTGACGATGGCGGCGGCCCGTGCCTGAAGATTAACAACTTGTACACCGGCAACGCCAACGGGGCCATCGACTACGTTGTAGGGGTCGTCGGTTCCAATCTGAAAATCGGTGTCTGGAACGTCGGCGGCGCGACCGGAGTTCTGATGCAACACCGGGGAACAAGCCTGTCGTCGTTGGACATCGACCTAATCAACTACGAGACAAGCGCATCACCTGCGCATGTGCTGTACTTGGCTGATACGCAGTTTCGGCTTGGTGCATTGGCACTCGCTGGCGCTGGTCAGCCAACTTATGGCGTCTCAATTCAAGAGACCGGCATTGGTGACAAATACATTGGCCCAGTACATGGCTCAAAAGCCGCGACGGCTACCGCTCACGTTCAGATTAAGACGCTGGCGGCTCCTACGGGCCAAATCTACTACGCAGGTAGTGCAGCAAACGTCGAGAATGCTGTCTCTGGCACGCCTAGCCTGCCTACTGTCTTTGCTACACGGGAGAACAGGTCGGTAACAGATACTTCTCCACAGTATGTTGCTGTTGAAGCCAGCCTGACAACAACCGATGCAACATCAAGTGGTATTTTATCCTATCAACTTGCAGTGGGCATGACTCTTAACGCTCGCGTCATCATCACTGGCGTACAGTCTGACGGCACGAACCGTGCCAGTTATGTTAGGCGCGTGACCGCATACCGGCTCGGCTCTGCGAATGCTGCAATTCAGGGCTCTGCCTCTGCGGAGTACACCGAAGAATCAAACGCGGCCTGGGATGTGGCCATAGATGTTACTTCATCAGTGCTGCGCGCCAGAGTTATAGGGGTAGCTGGTACAACCATTAAGTGGCGTGCTCGCATGGAAATCAGCTATGTGCTGGAAGCCGGTTAAAGATAGTAGACGTGGTTTCTACACTAAAATGAATAGAAAATAAAATAAATGGCGTCTAATAAACTACCTCCTCTCCCGGTAGGGGTAGCACCGGGTAGTGGTTATTGGAATGACTGGTATGAAAAACTACGTAAGATTATCAATGATCTTATTGGTGGTGTAGGACATAACACTCTTGCTGGATTACAGGGAGGTCAGGCAGGAGAATATTACCACCTTACCTTAGCAGAACATTCTGCCATTGTTGCTGGTCTAGACTCTTGGACTTATGTAAAACTAACCTCAGATCAAACAGTAACTACTACATCAGGGACAGCTACTGCCCTTGCTTTTACTCCTGTTGCAAATACTCTATATGAAGTGGAGGGTCAACTATGGTTACAAAGTGCCGATGTTGCTTCAGGACCTCAACCCGGTATTGCCTGGAATACAGGTAACTCAGATGGAGTTGCTCATATTACTACTACTGAAAGTAGCAGCACTGTTGCAATGGTTAATATACCAACTGGTGTTGATGCTGCTGCTCTAGCAACTTCTTTTCCCGATATAACCAATAGTTATCCTGCCCAAGTCAAGGCATCATTTAAAACAGGTGCAACACCATCAGGTGCATTCACCATCACTCTACAAACAAGTTAAGGAACACACATGACCATTGCTTATTCTACTGCTATTCGTAATGCTATGTTGGATGCCATCACTACTGCCGCTGGTGGTAGTGCTTTGCTGAGCATCTATGACGGCACTAGGCCCGCTACAGGCGGTGCAGCTACCACCCTATTAGCCCAGCTTACTTGTAACGCTACGTTCGCTCCTGGAGCCTCTGGTGGGGTTCTTACACTCAACTCTATTACCCAAGACTCTAGTGCCAATGCTACAGGCACTGCTACATGGTTTCGCATCACTACTTCGGGTGCTACTCATGTACTTGATGGTAGTGTTAGCACTTCAGGTTCAGACCTAAACCTAAGCTCTACCTCTATTGTGGCCACCCAGCCTGTTTCTGTTACTAGCTTTGTTATCACAGAGGGAAATAGTTGATGAATCTAACTACTGCTCAACTACAAACACTTAAAGCTAACATTAACGCAGAGACCGATCCTGCTTTTGTTGCGATGCGTCAAGCTAACAACGAAACAGGTATGGCAGATTGGTATAATGTAAACTCTACCTTTACAGCATGGAAGACTTTCATTACTATTGAAGCTACAGGACAGGCATTTAATGGTATTGAGTGGGCAGGCATGACTACTGCCAACCACACTCGTTTACAAACGGTAGCTCAATATTTAACTTCAGGTTACTCTGCTGCTATTTCAGATGTTCGTGCAATGTTCAATGACATTTGGAGTGGTGCTGGTGGTACAAATACTCGTGCCAATCTTCTCCTCTTATGGAAGCGTTTAGCAAAGCGTGGTGAAAAGGTTTATGCAACTGGTACTGGTACTGATGCTGTTCCAGGACAATTTGTATTAGAGGGTGACATCACTGCCCAAAATATTAGTGATGCTCTTCGGAGTTAATAATGGCAACAGCAAATATTAGTTATGGTACATATACAGCATTAACAGTAACCAATTTACAATCTCTGGCTAATGATGCCACTGATCCTTTTGGTGGCTGGCAAAGTGCTCGTGTGTCCAATGTCTCTACTTTGGCAATGGACTACGAAATTATTGTAGACCTTAGCACCGCAGCAACTGCTGCTGCTAATGATAAGGCAGCATATGTATTTGCAGTACCTTGGGTAACTACTGATGGTGGTACTACCTGGATTGCTGGTGGTAACTTTGGTACTACTACCCTACCTACTGGTTCTGAGGGTACTTGTTCTATTACAGAACCCAACTCAATGCGTTTTGCAGCAAGTTTGCCTTATAAAGATACTTCTCAAAGACTTCAAAAAGCTTTTCTACTTAGCACTTGTTTTGGTGGTGTTATTCCTGATGGATGGTCTTTAGCTATTCGCAATTGCACTGGCGCTGCTTTAGGTACAGGTTGTGTTGTTTCATATAGGCCAGTAGTATATACTGTAGCATAACATGCTGATACTACGCAGGCCGTGGACTGAGCAGCCGCAGGAGGCGGTCGCCGCGTCCGCATGGTTCATGCAACGCCGGGGCGCGCATCTCGCAGTCGGTGATCTGCAATACGACGCGGCGGGTGGGCGACTCGTGCCGCCGACTGTTGTCAGCGGTAGCAGAACGGTATCCATTGGCTCCGCAGGATGCGGAGTGGTTGGCATTGGTGCGAGCAGCAGCAACCAGACGCGCGGCGTTTTTCAGAACAGCAGCTTTACCGCGTTCTTCATCGGTAACCCGCCGTCCGACGCATCAAACACCCGGTTTGCGCTATCACAGTACAACGGGGCCAGCCTGGTCGCGATGGGCGCGAATTTCTCCGACCAGTTCACCGCCGCAGGTGCTGGAGGCCGGTTTGCGTTGACCATGCTGGAGTCGGGCGTCAATCGCTCGCACGCTTACGTCGCAAGCGCGGCGGATGGGCTGATGCACTGCTTTCTGGTGCGCAAATCGGGCGCAACCGTCACCATGTGGATCGACGGTGTGCAGCGCACGGTCGTCAGTTCTGGCGGCTTCGCTGGCTCACCTGTCGGCGCGGCTGACACGTTCTACTGCGGCGGGCAATCTGTAGACGGCGCGAAAGCGTTTGGTGGCCCATCTGGCGATGCCGTCCTGTTCGCAACGGGCCTGCTTCAGTCTGCGCTAACCGACGCGGAGTGCGCAGAACTGTCCACCATCGCGGGAGCCTATGCGCTGGCATTCGAGCCCCGGCGCATCTACATTCCAACCTCTGTTTCTGGTGGTGGTAGTGTAACGGGAACTTTAGCAACTACTAATGCTAATGACACTATAACGGCTGTGGGTTCTACTACCATCATTGGTACATTAGCCCGTACCAACGGTAATGATACATTAGTAGCTAGTGGAAGTACAACAATTATAGGAACCTTAGCAAGAACAAACGCTAATGATACTGTAGTTGCTACAGGAAGTGCTGGAGCTGTTTCTGGAACCCTTGCTACCACTAACGCTAACGACAGTATTGTTGCTGTAGGTTCCACAACAATATTAGGTACTTTAGCTAGAACTAATAGTAATGACCTTATTGCAGCTAATGGGGTAGTAGGAAATATTACAGGAACTCTAGCACGTACCAATGCTAATGACTCTGTTGTAGCAAGTGGTGTTGTTCCTATTTGGGGCACCTTAGCTAAAACAAATAACAACGATCTCCTTGCCGCAAGTGGCACCTCCGGCACAACATATAGTGCAACAATCAAAGCTGGTAGTTGGATTCGCTACCGTATCATTACGTAAGGAGCAATATGCCCGGTGAATTTTCTCTAGATCAGGTTGTAGATAGTGGTGCTATGGGTAATAGCCTCTATGACCAATTGTTTGGTGCCCAAGACTTTACAGGAATTGGTGAGGGCTTTGGTGCTGGTAACAGCAATTGGTTTGACCAAGTACAACTAGGAGGTGACCAGGGTTGGGGACAAGGTGCTCAAACAGGTGGCTTCCAAGGCAATTGGTATGATCCTGTAAATATGGGTGAAATGAGCGAGAGTGGTCAAATGGGTACCTTCCAAGGTACTCCTAACCAAAAAGCCCTAGATGCCTATAAAAACTATACCTTCAACTATACCCCTGGTGAAGATGGTGCTGCTACCCTACAGGCATACAATCCTGCTGGTACTCTTTCTGGTACATATAACCAGCAAGGTCAGAGTGGTATGAATAAGTTTATGTCTATGGCAGCGCCTGCCTTTGCTACAGCAATGTTTGGTGGTGCTCTAGCTCCTATGCTTGGTGGTGGTGCTATGGGCCTTGCAGGGGGTAATGCTCTTGCTTCTGGTGCTATGACTGGTATGCGTGGTGGTGATCTAAGTCAAGTAGGTACCTCTATGTTGTCCTCTGGTTTAGGTGCTGGAGTTGGTGCCTTTAATCCAGCAGGACAACTCGGCTTATCAGGCACTGCTGGTCAAATGGTTAACTCGGGCACAGGTAGTGCCCTTGGTTCTGCTCTTCGTGGTAATAGTGGTAAAGATATTTTAACTAGTGGCCTACAAGCAGGTCTTGTCTCAGGTTTAAATAGCGCAGGGAGTAATATGGCCAATAGCTTTGGTGATTTATGGAATAGTTTTGGTGGTGGTGGAGACACAGAGTTTGACCAGCTACAAGGTAGTGGTGGTGATATGTCAGGTCAAACAGATGTATCAGGTAATACTTATGATGAGGGTTCACCTGAGTTTCGCTTTGGTGGTGACTTCTCTCAGGTAAGTCAACCTGGAATGCAGACCCGGCAGAGTGTTGAAGCACCTAGCATGGCAGGTTTTTCTTCTTTCATGCCTAATAATATTGGTAGTTCTATTGGTAATTTTGCTGGTAACAATGCAGGTGACCTTGCTGCTATGCTCTATGGTTTCTACAACAATAAGAAGCAACAGAAAGCTCTACAAGGACAACAGCAACAATCTCAGAATAGTTTAGAGAGTTTATATGCACAGAATAGTCCGTATGCTCAACAGCTACGTGCTCAACTACAAGCTAAAGCTGCTCAAAGTGGAAGGCGTCTAAACACCTCAGGTCGTGAAACGCAACTACAAGCTATGCTGGCAGATAGGTCAGCGCAACAACAAGCTGCTCTTGGTCCTCAGATGTATCAGAATCAAATGGCACAGAACGGTCTTAAGAATAACAATATGAATATGCTGTTACAAGGTGCTAATAAGATGGGTTTGTTTAAAGCTGCTGGACAAGGCCTGCAAGGTATGTTTGGTCCTAGCCCTGTCATGCAAAACGCACAACCATTCCAAAACTATTTTGGTGACTACAACAGTCTAGGTGGAGGACAGTAATGGACGCAACAGGACTGCCAGCTCTTTTCTCGCAGAGTAATCCTTTTCTTGCTCAAATGGGTGAGCAAAGCTTTAACCTAGCACAGCAGAAGGCTCAACAAGGCCTCCAGGCGGCCCAAGGTCAAGAGCAACGGGCTCAGGCTATGCAACCCCTACAGGAAGCCCATTCAAGGGCTACAACGGGCTATAATCAAGCCCTGACAAATCAACTTGTAGACAAGCAAGCAGGACAACTACCTGCTGCTGAACGGATGAAACAAGCTATGGTAGAATATCGTCAGAAGATGAGTGAAAGTCAGTCTGCTGAAGAAGATGCCAAGATGCAACGTCGTATGCAATATGCAGAGATGGCTGCTAAGAACAATGGTGTCTTACCTCTAGAATACATGAACTCTCTTCCTGAAGACGAGCGTTCTTTCTATGCTAATCCACAGGCCACCCAACGTACACAAGCTTTGGCTAGGGCATGGTATGACACCCATCCTAAAACTCTGTCTGCTAAAGCTAAACAGGATGCTGACTATAAGAAGGCAATTGATGCTGCTAACATTATGGCTGCTAGTCGTGCTAAATCTGGCGGTGGTGCAGGTGGTCCTAAGAACATGAATGCTGAGCAAGCTATGACCTATTACAACAAACTTGCTATGGCAGAACAAGACCCCGACCTACGTGCTCAATACCAAGCTGAGGCAGATCGTAATGAGCTTATTGCCCTTCGCTTTAAACAAGCATCTGGACAGGTTCGTGGTGAACAAGGACTAGACATCCCTGCTACTGTAGCTGCCGGTACTCCTGTGAACAAACCTAAGACAACTCCTGGCCCTACTCCCCGTGACGGTGGTAAACCTAAACCTGGAAGTTCCCCTGACAACCCTATTATCCTAAAATAAATGGCACATTATCAATATGAAGGTCAGCATTTCCAATTGCCAGATGGCCTCTCTAATGAGGAAGCCATTGGTAAAATTAAAACTCATTTAGGACAATCAACTAAACAAGAAACCCAACCTGAGAAAAAGGGTCTTGGTGTAGCTGGTTATGCGGATGCCTCTTATCAATCGTTAAAGAGAGCTTTAACTCCTAGTAAAGATAGTCATGAAAATGCTACACAACAAACACTAAAAGCAATTGAATTAGAGAAGAGTCGTCGTACAGGTGAGGCTAGTGGCCTAGACTCGGCCCCTGGTTTACAATCTCTTATTGGTTTAGGTGAGGTTGGTGTCACCCTAGGTACTGGTTTATATGATATGGCTCGTGCTGTGGGCACAGGTGCCCTTAAATCTGCCTTTGGTATGGTTCCTGATGCAGAAGCAGAAGCTAATGCCCAAGTTGGGCAAAAGACCTGGGCACCACGTACTCGTTCTGGTCAAAACATTATGGAGAAAATTTCCCCCGCTCTTAATGAACTCTCTGCATTTGGTCCTTGGGGACCTCGTGCTTTAGCTGGCTTACCTGATCTTGTTGGTCGTGCTAAACTTAAAGCTAAAATGGGCACGGGTATTCCTGAAGCTATCCCGCCAGAAGCTGTACAATCTCGTGAAGCTCTCATTCGTGGTAAGCAACCTGTACCTGCACCAGAAGCACCACAGGGCAACGGTATTACCCAAATGACTGACCAACTCCTTGAGGGTTGGAATACCCCCTATCGTCCTGATGTTCTACCAGAGGTTAAGAGTCAGAATGCTGTAGGACAAGCTGCACAACAACTAGGTGCTTTAGGTGAACAACAACGTGCTGCTAAGGCACAAGAGGTGTTGGCTCTACGTCAAGCTGTAATGGAACAAGAGGTTGCTCGTCAAACCTCTTTAGATCAGAATGCTGCCCAACGTGCTCGTCAAGAGCAGGCCCCTACGGGATACCAACAATGGCGCGAAGGACAACAACAGGCTGCTGAACAGCGTATTCCTGGTGACAACACTCCTATAGAAATGGAGAGTCCTTATCCTGTAGATGTAAACCAGTTCCCACAAGTGCTACAGGATGCCCCCTATCAACACGAAGGTGGTGTTCCTTATGACCAACCAATGCAGGATCAAGCTCTTCCTGTTGAAGTGCGGGATGCTTTAGGAGAAGGCGCTACTCCTGATCCATTCAATCGTTATTCTCCTCAACAAACTGCTAATCGCATTTTACGAGAAGGAGAGCATCCACCTATTAATAAGGTAAATGATCCTCGTTTAAATCGCTTTGGTCAAGGTGGAGCTATTACTCCTGAGTTTCTGGAAGCTATTGTAAATAAAGGTGAGGAAGCTGTCGAGAAATTACGTAATATGCTTTATGATAAGTGGGTGGCTTCTGGCCATGCCCCTGAGGCATATGAAGACTATAATGCCCTAACTAAAGCAGTAGTAGAAAAAGAAATTAGAGAAAAGCGTATTGAGGGACTAAAGAAGAATGATATACAGGAAGTATTTCCTGGGTTTGTTCATATTCCTTCTGGAACTAAAGTGTTAGCAACACATGGTTTAACTTATACTACACCCACTGAAGGCAAAGTCGTTGGTACAAAACAAATGCGTTTTGATGATGGTCCTTATAGTTTACCTGTAGTAGATTTTGGTGACGGAAAACCACGTACTTTACTCCCATCTAATATTAAAGAAGTGTTTGCCCCACGAACTTCTATTAACAAGTTTGGGCAAGGAGGTCAAGCACCTCTCATTGGTGACCTTGCAGAAGGTATTGTCAAGGCAGGTCGTGGCCTTAAGGCACGTTTTACGGGCAAGGTGCCCCCACAACCTGACACCATCTTAACTCCCAGGAGCGAGGCGACTATTAACGCTAAGCTAGAAAAAGGTAGCAAGGCTGCTGCCATTGGTATGCAGGACAGTGTTTACCTTTCTCCTTCCACCATTGAAGAGGTGGTTGCTAAACCCGGTAAGGATATTTCAGGCATTACCCAAGAGGCAGGGGCAGGTATGTATGCTGCTATTCGTCGCAACAGCCCTAACCGTATGCTTAGTTATACCAACCGTGTACTTACTGATGCTCGTTTAAATAAAATTAAAGATTCTGTAAAGTACATTACTGGTAAGGAAGGTTACAACAACAAGCTAACTAAGTTGTCTGCAAAAGAGAAAATGATTATCCACATGGATAGCATTATCTTTGACAGAGAAGCTACTCCTTTTACTCATGAGAAAGCTGTAGAGCTAGGATATACCCCTGCTATGGAAGTGTTTATGAACCAGCGTATGGCCTCTAATGGTAGGGTATTAGAACTTGGTAACAAGACAAATGCAAAACTAGGTCTAGAGCTTATTGATGCACGAGTCAGCTACGCTGCTGCTAACTTTGACAGTGCCTATCGTACTCTTGTAGGCAAATGGCATGGTGAGGGTAAGAATAGGGAATTTAAGATTGATACTGTAGTTAACGGCAACTCTTATTGGGAACTAAAGAAGGGTTTGGAATGGGCTAAGGAGAATGTTCCTGGTGCAGAGTTTCTAGAACTACCCCGTCGTGGCCTGAATACTGAGCCGGTAAGTAAGTTTAAAGGTGTTAAGCAGGACAGCATGTCCCGTCTACTTACTGAACTTGCTGGTATGGACCCTAAGTTTGCTGATGCGAAAGCAGCCATTGATCGTCACATTGAACTGCAAACCAAGAAGCTTTATG